TTGGGTTCTGGATGAGGCAGCGCAGATTGCCGCGGCGCAAGCGGGTGAGCGAGCGTGGCGCAATCGTGAGCTATTTGCCTCGGATCGACTGGTGTCACGCCATCGCGACCAGCACGAAGAAGGCGACGTCACGACGTTGACGTCCGAGCAATACGTTGAGTTGCAAACGTATCGACGACAGTTGCGCGATTGGCCGCACGCCCTTGATTTTCCCGACAGCGCCGAGCGCCCCGCGCCGCCGAGCTGGCTGCACCCTGACATTCCCCACGCCGCGTAAGCGGTTTTTTTACGCCTGCCGCAAGCCCTGACGGGGCGTGAGGGTGGGCTTTTTCATGCTGGAGATAAGTAATGGCAGCTGACTATCTGCACGGGGTCGAGCAGTTCTACATTGATAATGCCGGTCGTCCGATTGAAGTATTGGCCGCGTCGACCATTGGCTTGATCGCCACCGGTACCGACGCCGATGCCACCGTGTTCCCATTGAATGTGCCGGTGCTGTGCAACAGCGAAAAACTGATCGCCAAAGCCGGCACGTCAGGCACCCTGCGTCTCGCCCTGGAGGACATCTACCGCCAGATCGGCGCGGTGGTCGTGGTGGTGCGTGTCGCCGAGGCCGTCGACCTGGATCCGGTCGAGCAGGAGAAAAAGCAGATCGCCAATGTGATCGGCCGGCAGGACAACGAAAGCGGCGAATACACCGGACTCAAGGCGTTGCTGGCAGCCGAGTCGCTGGTCGGCGTGCGCCCGCGGCTGATCATCGCCCCGGAGTTCAGCCACTTGACCGGCGTCGGCGCCGAAATGGAGGTCATCGGCAAAAAGCTGAGTGCGATCCCGATTATCGACGGCAGCGAAAGCGGCTTTTCCGAGGTGCTCGATGAGTGCGAACTGTACGACGAGGTGTTGTTCGTCAACTGCGGGATCAAGGTCCTCGACGAAAACGGCGACGTGGTGACGCGCAAGGCCTCGGCCACGGTCGCCGGCCATATCGTGCGTGTCGACAACGAGGAAGGCTATTGGCACAGCCCGTCGAGCCGCAAGATCTACGGCATCCTCGGCACATCCGAACTGATCGACCATGCGATCGGCAGCACCACCAGCAAGGCCAACTTGTACAACGGCAGCAACATCACGGTGATTGTGCAGCAGCAGGGCGGCTTCTATCTGTACGGCAACCGCCTGGCCAACGGCGTGATGTTGCCGCACCAGCGCATCCGCTACATCGTCGGCGATTCGATCCTGTATGCGCATCAGGAACTGGTCGACCGCAACATCACCAAGGGCTACGTCGACGGTGTGAAAAACCGGGTCAACAAGCTCCTGCGCCGATTGCTGACACGTGAAGTGATCGCCGGCGGCGAGTGCTGGGTCGACAAGGAACTCAACGTCGAGGCTATCGGGACCGCCCAGGTCTACTGGGACTACGACCTCGGTTTCTTCGATATTGCCGAGCGCATGACTTTCCGTCAGCACGTCACCGACCGCTACAACGAAGCCGTTTTTGAATAAGGAAACCTGATCCATGGCCAAGCTGCCCAGCATTCTGGTGGACATCAACTCGTTCTTTCGAGACGAGTCCTTTGCCGGTACCTGCAACACCGTGACTTTGCCCAAGGTCGTGACCAAGACCATGGACCTGGTCATGTCCGGCGTCGGCGGCGACATCGAGCGCAGCCTGTCGCGTCTGGAAAAACTCGAATGCGAGGTGACCATTTCCGACTACTCCCCGCGCATCACCGACCTGCTCGGTTCACGCGCGAGCCGCGAAGAGGTGTTTGTCCTGCGCGGCGCCCTGGATCGTGACGACGGGGTGAAAACCGTGGTGATTCGCCTGCAGGGGTTTTGGAAGTCGACCGAGTTCAGCGATTGGGCGCCGGAGCAAGAGGCGACCATGAAGTTCGCCATTGCCGTCGAGCTGTTCCACTTCGAAGTGGACGGGCGCGAGGTGATCTACATCGACAAGCTCAACAACATTTTCCGGGTCAATGGCAATGACCGGAACAAGGAAATTCGCGCCGCGCTGGCCCAGTAAGGCCAGCGTTTTTTCTGTGCACTCCACTCGTACAAGGATTTATCCATGAAAACTGTTCTGCTGATCAAACCCCTGAAACAAGGTGAAAACGAAATCACCGAAGTCACTCTGCGTGAGCCAACGACCGGCGAACTGCGAGGTCTGGAGATGTTCCAGATCTTGCGCATGGACGTGAACGCGCATCGCACCCTGGTACCTCGCCTGTCCAAGCTCAGTGCCAATGAGTTTGACATGCTGGCTCCGCGCGACTTGCTGAAGGTGCAGGAGGAAATCGTCGGTTTTTTCACGGAATAACGGCCATCCCGCCGGACGTGATGGCGGTTGAGGCCGACCTGTACCTGGTGTTCACCGGGTGGGACGCGCTGACCACTGAACGCATGAGCCTGGACCTGCTGATGCGCTATCACCGTATTGCCATCGAGCGCTACGAACGAGGCAAGGAAGGCAATAAAGACTAGTAAGGCCTGGCCGAGCGCTCCCGAGTGGGCGCTCGGTCCCTTTTTTTGGGGAAGAAAATGTCCAGTTCGATGCGCCTCAACCTGATCATGGGCATGGTCGACAAGATCACTGGCCCGATTCAGAAGGTCACCAGCGGAACCCAGCGCATGGGTAAGCAGGTCACCGATACCCAGGGCCAACTGACTCGACTGGGGAACACGTCCAAGGATATCGCCAACTATCGTGGACTCGAAGAGCGCAGCGCGAAAACGGCCGCCGCCCTGGCGCAAGCCCAAGCCAAGGCGAAAGTCTTGGGCCAAACCATGCGTGACACGGCGGCGCCTACGCAAAAGATGACAGCTGCGTTTGAGCGAGCAACGGCTCAGGTAAAACGCTTGCAGGGGCAGCAGCACGCCGAGCGCCTAGAGTTGCAGCAAACCAGTGCCAGGCTCAAGGCGGCCGGTGCTTCCACGGCCAGGCTGGGCGAAGCGACCCGCCGAATTACGGCCGAAACCAAGCGTTACAACGAGCAGCTGGCCAGGGAACAAAAGGCCCTGCAGCAAGTGGCGCAAAGACAGCAACGATTAGGCGAAATCAGGCAGCGTAATAAAGACATACGCATGTCCGCCACTGCCGATGTGGTTGGTGTCGGTGCGGCGGTGTTCGGTATTAAAAAACTGGTCGACGCCTATGGCGATGTGGCCGCCGCGCAAGGCGAAATCCAGTCGCTCGGGATCGATCCGAAGGGCATCGATGCCATTACGGCCAGCGCCAAGGCGTTCTCCGATCAATGGGCGGGCACGACCACGGGTGATTTTATCCGAGCGTCCTACGACATCAAATCGGGTATTTCCAGCCTGAGTGACGCGGCGGTCGGCGAGTTCACCCGGATCGCTGCATTAACAGGCCTGGCCACCAAATCGAATACGGCGCAGATGACCGGTTTGTTTGCCACGGGCTACGGCATCTATCGCAAGCAGTTCGAGCAGTTTGGCGCGGGGACAATCAAGGGCTGGGAAGCGCTCGGTGCTGCAGAGCGCGACATGAAGTTCGGCGAGTATTTTTCGTCAGGCATTGCGAGCAGTGTTCGTGCCTTTAAAACGGACGGAGCGCAAATGAGTGCGGCTATTTCAGCGCTGGGCGCTGAGGCCACCTCGGCCAATGTGCCATTTGCCGAGCAGCTGTCGATCCTTGGCATGCTGCAGCAGACTATGTCGGGCTCCGAGGCGGCGACCAAGTACAAGCGCTTCCTGGCATCGGCCGGCGAGGCAGGGGAATCGATGGGCCTCGACTTTCGAGACGCTAACAACCAGCTGCGCTCGATGCCGGAAATTCTGGAACAGCTGCGCGGCAAGTACGGCGAAACTCTTGACGATATTGAATCAGCGGAACTGAAAAAAGCATTTGGCACTAAAGAAGCGGTTGCGATGATCAAGCTTCTTTACCCAGAAGTGGATGCGCTCAAAGCCAACATGGAGGGGCTGGACGAGAGCCTGCGCACCGGCATGGCGACCACCAACGATATGGCCAACGCCATGATGGGCGACCCTATCTCGTCCTTTGGGTTGCTGAGCCAGCGCGTGCAAAACGCCAGTGCCGCCATCGGCAAGGTTTTCGCGCCGTCGATGATGGCTGTCGCCGGAGCCTTGGGCACTGTCGCCCTGTTCGTCTCCGGCCTGGCTGAGCGCTTTCCGTTTCTGATTCAGGTCGTGGGGTATGCCGTCGTCGGCCTGATTGCGCTGAAGATGGCCAGCATCGCGGCGCGCTTCTCCTTCGCGTTTTTTTCCGATGCCCTGCTGCTGGCCAGGCGCATGTTGATGTGGTTCACCGTGGCCAACTTGCGCGCTCAGGCGGCGTTACTCGTAACGCGGGTGCGCACCATGGCCGCCACCGTGGCGATGGTGGCAATGAGTGCGGCCAGCCGGGCCATGGCCGTCGGCGCGGCGATCATGACCGGCGCTCAATGGGCGCTTAACGCCGCCATGATGGCCAACCCCGTCGGCTTGGTGATCGCGGGAATACTGGCGCTGATCGCCGTGGTGGCGCTGGTGATTGCCTATTGGGAGCCGTTGGCGGCGTTCTTTGGCCGCCTATGGGACGGCATCAAGACGGCATTTTCAGTGGCTTGGGATGTTATCAAGACGTTGTTGTCCTTTACCCCACTGGGGTTATTGAGGCCGGCGTGGGAGCCACTGAAGGCATTTTTCAGCGGTATCTGGGAGAGCATCAGCATGGTGTTCTCGGCGGCTTGGAACTTCATCAAAGCGCTGATGAACTTTGCCTTTGTCTGGACCGTGATCCAGGTATGGGAGCCCCTGCTGGGATTCTTTAGCGGGCTGTGGGAGCGAATCAAGGCTGTGTTTGTCGCGGCTTGGGATGTGATCAAGACGTTATTGAGTTACACCCCGCTTGGTCTTCTGTTGCAGTGCTGGGACCCCTTGGTGGCATTTTTTGAGGGGTTATGGGATCGAATCAAGGC